CATAGATTTTGCAGAGTCTAGTGTATTAAGCGAGCCTTCCAGCTCCGCCGCCACGATTGGAACCCGTGGTTAGGTTTGTGTTTTAATTATACCGTTTTATCATTATGCGGTACATTTATGTCTCCGTGTTGTTATACAAATTGTGTAATTACGACGATAGTTCCCTTACCCAATCTGCAACCCCCCCCCCTTCCCTTTTGCCCCCCTTTGTCTAGTACATTTCGGGGGTAGGGGAATGGTTTGTGCGTTCCATTTAAATAACGCTCCAGGTTTGCTACACCTGGTAAAAGTAGCCTCGAACATTCACTTCGGTCTTTGTTCTGAGCGTCGGCACTTTGTGCCATCGCCCACTCTCTTAGGGAAAGAGATTTGTTTTAAATCTTTCTTTACTATTAACTCCCAGATAGTATTGAAAGTAGGGGAGCTTTGCTCCCCTTTGCCCACACCCTTCCCCCTGCGGATTTATTTCCGCCAATCCCAACACCCACTCCCCCCCTTTTGGCCGCCGCCTATGAGGATTTTGTGGGTTACGCTCGTGTGCCCAAGACCTAGTCATGTCCCTTAAGTGGGGCCGAGTAAGCATACGTAGAAGATACCCTTAGCTTTTATACCTCGTCCTTTTTCGAGCTCTATATTAGGTACCATCTTCCAATAAGGATAGAAGAGTCACAGGATAAACAAATTGTTTTAGATATTTGCCGCGCATGGAGCGCCGCAATTGCTAGCATTTGATTAAGCAATTACGCCTAATCCTGCAACTGCTTGGGAAGGCCTATGCCCAAGTACAGTTCCTTGAACAAAAATGGAAACGACTATTGTTGAACCCATCAAACAAGTGAATTTGAGTTTTCCTCCGGGATCAAATAATTCTACACTTTCGACTGCCGTCGTAAGTGCGTCGCTTGGCTGCCCAGACCTCAACAGTGCTGGACGACATACATTAACGGATTTATCGGTTGTGTGTGAGTTTGATACTGTCGGGAGGTCACCCGATGCTTGTTCGAGTCCACGCCTCTATGAGGCTAAAGCTTGTAAGAAGCAATTTGGAAAATCAAAACCGTCTCGTTTTCGCCCTAAGGCGTTGATGAGAGACGCATATGACCAAAAGTTACAAAAACTTGCGGACTTACGCCGTCGTGAAGCGCTTCGCAGCGCTTTCGACCAGTGGAGATTTTCCACTCCCCCCCCCCAGCACCCTCACAGAGTGCCCCTAAGAAGTATAAACTTCAAGGTGGCATCGAAGAGATTTTATGTTCTTTAGGTGAGATTATCCGCGACCCTGTCGTGGTTGATATAGCTGAAGATGTTCTAATCTTTGGTTATGAATTAGTGCGAGCACGCAACATACTTGACTTCTTCGTAGCGACAATGTCGTTTATGAAGAGGCGCACTAAAGAAGCTATTGTAGTTACTTTGGTTCGTAACACTGTGATGCACTTTCTCAAAGATGTAATATTTTTGAATGAAGATCCAAACCTCCAAGGAGGTGAGGAAACTTTTGAGAGTGGTATTCATAGTAGCAAGGAGTTGTTGCAACGTTGGCCGCGTTTGCGGTCGAGTCCTTTGTGGCGTAAGATCTCTAAAGTGATGATCTTTGCCACGGCTATGACTTTGTTTGATGACATTGTCACCGCTAATAAGGCTGTTCGTGTGGAGCAGGAATTCTACACAAGTAAAGCTCTGTTTCAGATGGACTTTACACACACAGTACTTGATCTTCTCCTGTTTGTTGCAGAAAGAGGGTATCAGATTTTTAAAACTGGTACTATAGATCCCATGTTTCACTCTGGTTCTCAGTATGAGGCATGGTACACACGCGCTATGGAGATAACATCAAAATCGCGTTTTCTGGCTAACCCCGAAGCACATGGCATTGATATCCACTCTTTTGTAGCGGAACTCGATGAACTTATTGCTAAGGGACAGTCAATGTGTAAGTACGCCTGTGAACTTGATAAAGTGGCTAGATCACTTATCAAATCCACAACAGCACAGCTTCAAATGGTTAAAGCAAGCTTCCTTAATAAGAAGAATGCTCAAAAAACCAGAAAAGCACCCTTTTCCCTTCTCATAGAAGGCCACTCCTCGATTGGCAAGACTACTTTTGCTAATCTTATGCACTATTATTATGGTGCCATTTGTCGTAAAGACGTCTCTTTAGGGAGTCGTTACACGCGTAATGCTGTGGCCAACTTTTGGGATGGTTATACCTCTGACCAATGGAGTCTACTTTTAGATGATGTTGGTTTCTTGAAACCTAATGGTTCCGAGGTTGATCCGACTTTGAAAGAAGTTATCTTGATCATTAATAATGCACCATATACACCCGATATGGCTGCATTAGAGGATAAGGGGAGTGCACCCCTCCGGGCAGAGTTAGTAGTTGCTACAACGAACACTCCTGACCTTAATTTACACCACTACTTTGCTGTACCCGCAGCTGTAGCTCGTCGATTTCCATACCACATTCGTATTCGTCCTAAAGAGGAGTATAAGAAGAATGCTACTATGCTCGATGAAAAGAAGGTGCCCCCCACTCTTGTGGGTGAGTATCCCGATTGGTGGACAATTGAGGTCCTCGTCCCCGAATCCATTCCTATGTCACAAGACTTAAGAGATGAATGGAAGCAAGGAGTGAAATACAAGTCTATTGGTACTTTTACCATGGATACATTTCTCCCCTGGCTGAGGGACAAAATTGAGTCCCACAACGACGTACAAGATCGTGTGGCTGCGAGTGAACTTGTTTTTCAAGAGACTCGTATCTGCATTAATTGTGGACTCCCAGAAATTCGTTGCCACTGTGAATTACAGTTGTTGCACGAACCAAAAATCCGCTCTGGTTTACAGGGTGGTGTGGATGGTAACCCAGGGATCATGTATATGATCTACTGTTGCACTATCTACTGTATTACTACTTGCTTGTACATATTCATTTCGTTTTTGTTTTGTTTTTATATGTTTGATGGTAGTACCAAATTGGATAATATTCGACGCGGTATAACTGCCATCAAATCGGTAGGTAGTAGAATTTCCTCCGCAAGGACACGAGTTGTTCATTCAATTGAATATGCTCGTGCTCGTCGCAATTTTCTCGTCAATGAGATCGATCTTGATTTCAAAATGGCGAGTTATGCACTCCGACAGTGGGGTGACACTGTGTATAAGAGTTTTAATACTCCACGCATATGTGCCCTCATTGCTGCATCCTTAGTGACCGTCATTGGCGGCTATAAGACCTATAAATGGTTTTATGATCATTCGGATGTGCAAGGTGGTCTCAGCTCCACATTGGGAGTTGCGCCTGCGACAGCTGGAGAGAAAGAATCCGTCTGGGTTAAACAGGATTATGAAGTGAGCCATTTCGATATGGGTCCCCTCTCGAAATCCTGGAACCAGATGGGGCGTTCCGATCTGGAACGAGTCCTCATGCGCAATTGTGCGTTTTTACGCATCAGCGATGGGGACAAGTGGAGGACGATGAAGATTATCGGTCTTGGTGGTCAATATTTCTTGACTACTGGGCACACGATTCCCGATTTGTCTGTTCCACGCAAATGCGAGTTAATACGCAGTAAAGTTGACGAAGGAGTTACACCTAATGTGAGATTCCAGATATCAGCTGCTGATGTTGACTTAGATCTTGAGAATGACCTCGCGATTCTTCGAATTCGCAATGTACCTCCTGTCCGCAATATATTGGGCTTATTTATGAGCTCAAAGTTGTCCGGTTACAGAGGACGTGGTTATTACATCGGCCGCAACAAAGACGGAAGTAAATTCTCCCGCGATGTTGTTGGCGTGGTGCCCCGAGATTATTTTGAAGCTACGCTTCAACGCAATTTTCGAAATTGGTTTGGTAAGGTTAAAGAACCTACTACCAATGGTGATTGCGGGGCTGCCCTCGTTTTAGAGACAGCCATGGGCCCTATGATTGGTGGTATTCATCAATTAGGGGTCGAGTGCATTTTCACTGCCTATGAGATTGGTGCAAGAATCGTTACGCGCGAGTACTTGACCAAACGATTAGAAGGGAAGTGCCTCATTTCACCCTCCCATCCACTTATGGATACAGAGACTACCCAAAATGGTAAGATTATTGATCTTAACCCTAGGAGTACTGTTCGCTTTTTACCTGAAGGCGAAGCAGAGGTCTTTGGTTCCTTAGAGGGTTTTAGGACTACACCTAAATCACATGTACAGCGTTCTATGCTGTGTGATTCAATGGAGAAACTTGGTTACAAGTTAAACCATGGTGTGCCCCAAATGAAAGGATGGAAACCTTGGCACATAGGTTTGAAAGAATTGACAAAGAATTCGTCAAATATTGACACTTCTATAGTTGATTCTTGTGCCGCTAGCCTTGTCGATGATTGGATGAAGGTGGACCCGAAGTGGCTCGCCGAACTCCAGATCTACGATAACCACACAGTTATCAATGGTGTACCCGGTTTACGTTTTGTAGATCGGATGAACCTGCGGACTAGTGCTGGTTTTCCGTGGAAGAAGTCGAAGAGATTCCTCAGTGTTCTTTTAGAGCCTGATGAGAATTATGCTGAACCCGTAGCCTTCACTGATGAAGTGATGGATAGGGTTGATGAGCGAATAGAGCGCTATCTAAATGATTACCGCACACATCCTGTGTTTGTTGGTTGTTTGAAAGACGAAGCTCTTAAGCTCTCAAAGTGCGTCGAAGGTCGTACTCGCATATTTATGGCAGGTGCTGCTGACTTCATCTTTGTGATGCGGAAAGTACTCCTTTCATTTGTGCGAGTCGTCCAGAAGAACAAATTCGTTTTTGAATCTGCTCCTGGAACTGAAGCGCAATCAGTGGAATGGGATTGGTTTTTCCAATTCCTTACACAACATGGAGTTGACCGTTGTATTTTCGGTGACTTCAAGGGATTCGATATCTCCATGAATGCAGTATTTATACTTGCCTCTTTTTGGTGTATTGAAGAATTCCACCGCCGTGCTGGTGTTTCTGAAGATCATCTTCGATTGATCCGAGGTATTGGCTATGATATAGCCTTTGCTCTCGTTGATTTCAATGGTGATTTGATTGAATTCCTGGGCAAAAACCCCTCCGGACAGGCTTTGACTGTTATCATTAATGGTATAGTTAATTGCTTGTACATGAGATATGTATATCATATTCGCAACCCATTGCATGAAACCTTTTCCTTCCAATTGAAAGTGAAGTTGATTACTTATGGTGATGATAATGGTATGAATGTTGATCATTCGGCCCCTTGGTTCACTCACTGCACTTTGGCAGAGACGTTAGCCACTATTGGTGTCACATATACCATGGCGGAGAAAGAAGCGGAATCTGTTCCGTATATTTCCATCTATGAAGGTTCATTCCTGAAGAGAAGATGGCGGTATGAAAAACAGACATTATCGTATGTATGCCCCCTAGAGGAAGCCTCCATTTTGAAGGCTCTAATGATAGGTGTGCGTTCTAAGAGTGTATCTCATGAAGCGCAGTGCATCCAGATTATTCACAGTGTAAACAGTGAGTGGTTTTGGCATGGACGGGAGAAATTCGAGAAATGGCACACTCAGTTGCTGATGTTGATCGATGAGAATGATCTAACTCCTTATGTGGAGAAGGATCTGGAATCATGGGATGAATTGATGCGTCGCTATGTGGAGAATTCTAAGGACTTCTTAGCTAATAATCCCCGACCTAACTTTATTCATTGTGAATATAAATTGGAAGGAGGTGAAGAGCAAACCACTGGCGAAGAACCAGCTGAAATTGTGTGCGGACTGTGTAATCACGACCGATGTGTACTTAAGTATCTATCGGCCGATGATGAGTTGAAGCGTCTATGTGTTTTATGCGGCTATTGCCGTTTTGATGACATAGAGGTTGACTGTATCCATTGTGGGTATGATGATGTGTGTAAACACTGTTTCATGCCTTCCGTGACCAGTCGAACGAGATATTGGTTGTCTCGAAACATAGTGATCTGTGAAGATTGCGCTTATGTTTCATTAAATCAAGAATTACAGGGAGGTCATGAACCTTTCGTGGACGTCGGTAAATGTCCAAGAAGCAAAATTCCCGTTGTACAGCAGTTACTGTCTTCTCTATTCACCTTTGATAAGAAAAGAAGAGTGGGCTGTGCAATGCCACATGGGGCCCTCGTGCCCCGCCCCCACCATAGGGCGTGCTTTGTGGAACACAATAAAGGAAACCCCGGCTTGGTCTGGGTCGACCAAGCTGGTTTTACACGACCTGCTACAACCACAAACACAGGAGGAGCTAGTACCTCGCAGGAAACTGCTCAAGCTAGTACTCGAATCGTAAATGATTCCCCGGGTACAAATAGTATCCACGAAACCACCCAATTTATGGATGAAACGAAGGGAGAGATGCTGAGTTTCGCAGCACCTTCACAAGCGCACTTCGGTGCGGATGATCAGACGATCGATATGGGAAATTTCCTTAAAAGACCAGTCTTGATCAAAACTTATGCATGGAATGAAGGCGGATTTGCTAATTCGTCTTTTGATCCTTGGACCTTGTATTTCTCCACACCCGCTATTGCGAGTAAGATTGCAAATTTTGCTTTCTTTCGTGGTCAAATGCACTTGAAAGTTGTAATTAATGCTGCGCCGTTTTATTATGGTGCAATGATGTTGGCTTACACCCCCTTACCAGGGAGTGCACCTCCATTATATGCATCGAATGCAACTAGCTTGATTCCAATTTCGCAACGACCCCACATGTGGATTTATCCGCAGAATAATGCTGGGGGTGAGATGGTATTGCCATTTTTCCTCAATAAGAATTATTTAGACCTTACTTCAGCCACTACTGTGGCTGCGATGGGTCTTGTAGGACTTTACGAATATGCAGCTCTACAGAGCGCAAATGGAGCTACATCAAATGGTGTGACTCTCCAAATTTATGCGTGGATCGATGATCCGTACTTAACTGGACCAACCGTTAAGGCATCACTTCAGGGTGGTGACGAATATGGTAATGGACCAGTTTCCGGACCAGCGAGCGCAGTAGCACACTGGGCGTCATATTTAGGACGTATCCCAGTAATCGGGTCTTTTGCCCGAGCTACACAAATTGGTGCTAGTGCAACCTCACAGATCGCAAAGATCTTTGGGTGGACGAATGTTCCCGTAATTGAGGACGTGAAACCATTCAAGAATCTTGCTTTCCATGATCTTGCATCAGCCCACATATCTGATCCAGCCACCAAATTTACCCTTGATCCTAAGGGTGAACTTGGTGTGGATCCCCGTATTGCGGGGTTGTCTGGTGAAGATGAATTGTCAGTATCTAAGTTGGTTCAACACGAGAGTTATTTAACTTCCTCTACGTGGAGCACCACTCAGTCTACTGGAACACTGTTGTTTACCTCCAAGGTGACACCAAGCATGTTCGATCGCGGAACTGCAACTGCAGCCGGATCTTACACAATTGGTATGTCGCCTATTGCTTGGTTGGGACAGATGTTCTCCCATTGGAGAGGGGACATTATCTTCAGGTTTCGGATTGTTGCTTCTAAGTACCATAAAGGGCGCCTGCGTTTAACGTGGGACCCTGTTGGTTCTTTGACTGCTTCAACGGACTATTCTCACATTGCTTTCACCAAGATTATTGATCTTGGGGAGAGCGATGAGTTTGAGTTTCGTCTTCCGTACCAACAAGCATTGCCATGGCTTTTGACAGACACAGGTGTGTGGACCAGTAACAACTGGTCAACGTCTGGTTATCAATTACCTAATTTGGCTTTGAATAATGGGTCTCTCACTTTGAGGATCCTGACAAATTTATCGGCACCCGTCGACACTGCACCCGTGAGTGTGTTGGTGTTTGTGCGTGGCGCCGAGAATCTTGAGTTTGCGAACCCTCGTGATGTTGACAGACATCTGAGTGTATTTGCTATGCAAGGTGGTGAAGAACCCCTTGATGTAAACACGCCCAGTGATGAACGTTACTTAATCAACTGGGGGGAAGCCATACCTTCACTCCGACTCCTGCTACGCAGATCCACACTTGTGGATAGTGTACCAGTGAGTCCAACTTGGACAGATACAGATATTTCTGGTAGTCTGAAGTTGTTGCAAACACGTCTACCTGGACCACCAGGTTATGATGTGACCGCATATACGGCAGCGAAGGGTGTAGAAACACCTGCTAATACTGTGAAATTTAGTTTTACTAATTTCACACCTTTGGCGTGGGTTTCGGCAGGATTCTGCGCTATGCGCGGATCTACACGATGGCATTACAATTTGGAAACTACAGGGGCTCCAGTGCCCACAAGCATCTCTATCATACGTTGTCGAACCAGTATTTCTGCTGGTTCGCAATTTTTGGAAGGAGTGTATGCTAGTCAATCTACCTCAGCTATGACTACCCAATCTTTACGAAAGGGTAGGTTTTGGTCTGTTGGATCAGGATTGTCTGGTAATGAGGCTGGAGCTACTGGTTTGTTTCTAACGAACTCATTAACACAGGCTGGAATCAACGTAGAATATCCTATGATGACCAACCAGAAATTTCAATATGCTGACCCAGAATATTGGCTTACAGGCCAAGCAGTGGATGGATCTTCTTCCGATACCTACGCGGTAGAGGTTGGAGTGCATCCCAGTCTGAGTACAGCGTTGAAATCTGCGTATTTCAATCGATATGTATCGATTGGTACGGATTTCAATTTGCATTTCTTCTTGAACGCCCCACACATTTGCTATAATGCAAGTTCTGGGACGGTTCCAGTCTAGAAAACCCCCAGAGGTGCGGGGGGTCTCCTACGGGAGTTTTGCCGACAGTCGAAAGACCGTTCCCATCTGGGTTCTTCGGAAACCAGCGTTAACTACGGAGGGGCGGAATGTTACATTTTGTATACTTTGGGTTTTGTAACCTGCGGCTGTTGGCTGCGGGTGAAATTTTTACCAGAGTACCTACATTTTGAAACTAGGCGGTCGGATAGACCAG